CCAGGGTTTTGCGTCCCCTTGAATTTGCCGCCGTTCTTGTGGGGCGCCGTACCGAACTCTACCCACGATGCGTAATAAGCCTTGGCGTCACCCGCATGAATAACCACCGAAAGCTCATGGCCGCTTCCGCCCGAGGAAACGCCACGAACATTGGCGTTCTGCGGGCGGTATTCGCCCCAGGTCTTATCGATGCTACGGGCAAGAGCACCGGTTTTCTCTGGGACAAACGATTTAGCGAGATCTACCATTTCCGAGGAACCATCATCCAATGCGGCCCGGATCTCGGTCTTGGTCGCTGATGGCATCGCCCTTATTCGGCGCTTTAGCCGGTCGAGGTTGCGGATTTTCATCCTGCTACACCGCTCTGGCAGGTGAAGCTGATGAAGGCGCGGTTGGTTTCCACCTCGACATCCTTGATCGCATATACCGTGCCACTTCGCAGATCCCGCACCCGCCATTCGGTGGTGACAGCTCTTGTCGAGGGGCAAGCCCGAACACGAACGATGATCGTGTGCTGTCCCTGCAACCGCGCCGCTTGAACAGCTTCGCCTCCGCGTAAATGCTGATAACTTGCCCAGCGCGCAAATTTTTCGAAAAAGCCAGTTGTCGTTCCGCCGTAACCGTCAGGAGCCTTCCCCTGCTGGTCGAAGGCGACGCGCTCTTTGAGCTGACCCGCACCATTATTCGCCATCGCGACCGCCCTCGCCTAAGCTCTGATCGCCATTTGCGGCGGCGGTCGATCCCTCGGAAACCGCCTTGCCGGCAGCAACAGCGGCAAGGCCGCACTCTTTTTTCACGACAAGATCCATCCCGGCCTTGTAGGCAATCGTCACGCGGTTACCGAGGCCGGAGGGTTTGTAGTCGAAGTCCGCTACGAACTTGACGCGCATTAGATGAAACTCCGTCGATAGGGGAAAAGCAGCCAAAGGACATCATTCGGAACCGGCAAATCTGCCACCGAACTCCCCACGATCAGGCTTTCCCGGTTCTGATACCAATTTGAGACGAGCAACTTGACCGCCATCCGCAAATCATCTGGGACATTGGCTACGTCAGGCCCAAAACCGCATGTCATTTCCACGCGAATGGCATCGGAGCGCTGATAAACAGATGGGCACGAAAAGCTGTTCATCCATTCCAGGAAGGGGCCGCAAAGCCCCTGCTGTAAAAGGTATCCACTTTCTGGAAGCGGCTGGATTTGGTTCTCATCATCGAAATATGAGACAGATACTGCCGTGACATCGTGCAACGGCAAATCGAGCCGGCTAGACGGCCAGTCGCAAAGACCGACTGTCCATTTCTGGCTGATGAGGCACCGACCGATTAGACCCGAATAGCCGTCAATCCGAGCCTCAGCCGCGAGGATCATGGATTTCAAGAGGTCGTCTTCGGACACGTTGTCGGCATCCACCCGGCAATGCACCTTGATCTCCTCAAGGGTAAGAATACGCGTAGCGGGTGGCTGCGTTCGTTGGGCGCGCAACATGTTGGTGCCTTTCAGGGTCTTCACTGGCTTGAAAAATCAAGCGTCCTTGGCGTCGGCGGCGGATTTGCTTTTGGTTTTGGGCGGCTCCTTGCCCCCTTCAGGGGTTTCAAGCTCCGGTTCGGACTTGTCGTCTTCCATCGCCACCAACACGCCGGAGCGCACAAGATGCTGCACATCGGCCGCCTTGGCTTCGCGCGTGTCGCCAGGCCGGTATTCCTGATCACCGATGTGATCGCGCATGACTTTGTACTGCATAGGGATATCCTCATGTTTGTGCCCTACGGGCGACTGGAACCTAAGAAGCTAGTAATCTTAGTTGATACACACCTACTGGGGGTCGACTCATGGTTGCCGTCATGCTCTTTTCCATTCGGTAAAATGGGAGAAGTCGCATGACCGAAGACGAGATTAACCACTTTAATAAAGTCGCCGAGACGATCGGCTTAGTGGAGCTGGTGAGGATCGCCATAGGTGAGATTTGCTACGACAGCGATCCGGAAGTCTTTCACCAAACGAGAAAAAAGTTCGAAGCTGCAGCTGTAAAAAGTATCAACGACAGAGTAATTTTTTCAGACCTGCCACCGGAATTCGAAAAGCACGTGAAAGAAACGTCAAGCGTTTTCGTGACAAGGATCGTTTCTTCAATCCGCCATCCAGAAGACCGATAACAACAACCGATCCTATGTCTGCGTCTATTGCTGTGAGATGTTTCATTCAAAACTCTTTCGGCTTGATCAACAAAAAGGGACGGGGCGGCGCTCGCCCCGCCTATTGTTGCAAAGACGTCAGCCGCCAGCAGCCGGGTTGATGTTGCCGTAAACAAAGGCTTCTGGCCGGTACACGGCTAAGGCAAGGCGCTCTTCGCCGAGGATCGTTACCTTGTTGCGGGTGAAGTCGTCGTTCTGGAAACCGACTTCGATGCGGCTTGCCCACTGGTCGAAGATCTGCGCGCCCATGCGGAAAGCGCCCGTCAGGAACTTGCCGACAGCCATGGACTGGGTGGTAACCACTGGCAGGCTCCAAAGTGTCGGGCTCAGCGTCCCCTGCGGATTGCCGATGATGTAACGGCCTTCGCCATCCTTCAGCGTCTCGATATTTGTCCAATCGATCTCGTTGAGAACGTGGCCAGTGGCCGGATATTCGGCAAGTGCCGCCTGAAGCATGGCAATGCGTAGATTGTCGATGGGCGTTAGAGGCGCCGGTGCGACATACCCAGCAGGCAGAGCGAACGCGGATGCCTGAGGAACAATGCCATGAAGATTCTCACCGGTTCCGTCGCCGTAGAGCAACTGCGCCTCTTCACGCAACGCCAAGCCGTAGAGCAGCCGACCGTCGATCATCGAACGAATCTGAGCAAAGTCCGAAAGGATTTGCTTGGACGCTCGAAACCAGTGCGCGATTACCTTGGTCGAGACATCCTTATCTACGAGCTTCAAATCGGACTGAGGCTTTGCCGCACCCTCGGCAACCATCGCAGCATTGTTGGAGAACCCAGTTTCCTGGATGTACTGAATGATAGGGCTGTCGGTCTGCCCAGGCGTCAGCAGATTTCGCACAGTAAGACGGCGCTGAGGAAGTTCCATGACGCCAGCCTGTCGATTTGGCGCAATCGCAGCACCAGCAGAGCCGGCCGCGTCTGCCGTTGCCGACGTGATATCGGCTTTCACGGCCATACTGGCAGATGCGCCGCTACGAGGAGATCCCGAGAGCGATTTCAGCTCCTCGGTCTCGATGAACTTTTGACCGAGGGACTTGCGGTCGTCTCCACGATTACCATGATCGGCGCGCGCAAGCTTCTGCTCCATCTGACTGACCTGCTCCGTCAGCTCATTCATCTTGATCAAGGCTTCGTCAGCCTTTTCCTTGATGGATGCAGTGAGCGCTTCGCCGGACTTGGCCCGGCCGAGCGCATCCTCGGCAATGGCCTTGACGGCATCCACGGCCTTCTGCTGATCGGCCTTGATCTGGGTGGCCAGCGCCTGAACGTTATTATGGTCGTCGGGCGCACGCAGATAGCGGCCAGCCTGACGCTCTGCGGGGGACATCCGGCCCATCAGGGCAAAGGTGGTCGCTGCCGCAAACGCAGCATATTTGTGCCTCAACATCGGAGACTCCTGTTTTTGGGGTTTTTGGGGTGGGCTTCAGCCCTTCAGGGCCTCAAGAAAGGCCTGCATTTCATCCGCTTCAGCAGAGTCCCTCTGCCCTTTCAGGTGGACGCGCGCGGCACGCTCCGCCTGCGAATTCGAGAAGCCCAATCCCTTGAGCCACAGCTCGAATTCCCGCTCTGTCAGCCGGTCCCCGGCCTTGAGCTTGTCCGTCAATTCGTGAATCTGTTTGGCAGCCTTCACGCTGGAAATCGTCGCATTGTCGTTCGCGCCGATGGAAACAATCGAGACCTCTTTCAGGTCCAGCTTTTCCAGCGTCCACACGCCAGTGTCGACATCAACCGAATATTCTTTAATCCGATAGCCGATGGACAGACCGTCTATGTCGCCATTTTTCACCAGCGCGTACGCTTCCCGCGCCTGCTGAACTTCCATATTCAACCTGCCCCTGAGGAAAAGGCCTTTCTCATCCTCAATGGCCTCGGTCCAACTGCCGATTGGTTTGCTGGGGTCATGTGCCCAAAACATCTTGGGCTTGACGCCCGATGCAATGGTTTCAGCGAAGGCGCCGGGCGCAATGATGTCACCGTAGCTGTCCGGCTTGCCGCCGAACGTGGAGCCATAGCCCTCGATTTCTCCGGTATCCTTTGCCGCCTTGATTTGCATGGCTGGCCCGTTCTTCACCATAGGATCGAAGCCGGATTTCAATAACAATGGCCCGGTCATTCCGATTGCCCTCCTTCTTGCGCAATAATCTGCCGGACCGCCTCGCGGTCGATTTCGGAAATCGGCACATTCTGCATCTGCATGCGCGGCACGTCGCCACCATCAACTGCCGGCAGATTTTCAAGTGCTCTGACCTCGTTGATGGTCATGGCGCCGATCTGCGTCATCTGCTGGTAGAACCGAGCCCGGCCGGCGCTGTCGGCGCGCAACAGCCCCTCGATATTGAATTCAATACTGACCCCCCTAGCGCGATCCACTGGCGTCAGGAGCTGCTGCTCGAACGCCTGTTCCATGCGCTTCAGGCGGCGGCGCAGAGTAAATTTCTGAAACATCAACACTTGCTGTTCAAGGCTGGCTGGGTAACCGCTCGCCTTCTCATTATGCCCGACCAAAAACGGCGGCACCCCGAAGAACCGGCAGACTTCCTCAACGGAGAAGCCGCGAGACTGGAGCATTTGGGCATCTTCAGGCGAAAACGTCAGCTGCTCCCATTTCGTACCGCCCTCCAGAATGAGCGGGCGGCCGGCGTTCAGCGCGCCAACGAATTTTTCCGTCAGCTTCTTTTCCGTGATGTCTCGCTGTTCCTTAGACAGCCATTTATCAAAGGTCAGAACCCCTGAGGGGCGAAGACCGTTTTTAAAGGTCGTTCCGGCCGACCTGTCGATAGCCTGGGCTAAACTGAAAACATTACGCCCAGCTTGGAGCGTCGAGACGCCGCCAAGCGGCGTCCCGCCAAAGCCACGAATGTGCAGGACATTGGCGTCAGTCTCAATCCAGGTTTCACCGTCTTCGCTCCAACGGTATTCAAGCGTTCCATTCGACAACCGGCGCACCGAAACGCTTGAGGGTTCGATGGGATGAAGGCCAACGATTTTCCCACCGATCCGTTCTTTTCGGGCATAAGCATTGCCCCTCAGTTCAATCGAGGCACAAAGGAATTCGATAAAATCCACGGCGGTCTGATCGAAATTAGGGCTGTCATGCAGGAGGCGATAAAGCGGGTGATCCCGCGCAATCTCCCTTTCCCCGGTCTTGTTACGTCGGTAAACGGTCAACGGGAGCGTCGAAGTGGTGCCGGCGATCAGGTTGACGCAGGCCCATGCGGCCGACAGGGACAACACGGAAGTGTCAGTGACATATTCGCCAGCATCGCCCATGGAGCCGGACGGATACCATCCCGACAGGTTGCGGATATTCAGGACACGGCCAACCGCCCCGGCCATTTTCTGCAAGAGTTTCACGATGCCTCCGCCAGATCCCTGAAGTAATCATCCATGCCGATATCTCCGGCCTGCGGCCCGACTTCCATCAGCTTGATGGCGTTGAACAGTGCGCAAAGCGGGTCGATTTTGGCTTTCCCGGCCGTTTCCTTGGTGATCAGCACGGCATTGCCACGCTGTTCGGCCTTCGCATTACCGACACAGAAGGTCATGAGACCTTGGCCAGCATGCCAGAACGTGCCGTCTTTCAGCTTTCGCTCCAACCCCCAGACTGCCGACGACAGCCGGAAGCCCTGAGGAATGGACGTAACCAAGGGGCGGCCGATACCATATTTCGCCAATTCATCGACCATGACGCCGACACCTTGAGGATCGAGGCCGATGCCGTATGCTTCGGGCAGCAAACCTGCATCGAAAGCCCGCTTACAGATGTCGACCACGCCGACGATGTCGGCTGTCGCATCGTCGCAGAAGGTCAACGACCCTTCTTTTTCGGCATCGAGCAGGCTGGACGAAATATCCTTGCGCAGCTCCAGCACATCGCGCTGACACCATGCATGTGTCCAGCAAAGCCAGTCCTGAGTGACCTTGTGCCTCCCGAGGACAGCAAGCCCCAAGAGATCGTCTAGCCCGCCGCCGTCGATGCCGATGGTGACGACCTCGGAAAGCTCAAGCAGCCGGTCCAGATCAGCCAGGGCGGGCATGGCTTGGGGCTTCCAGTAATGAGACCCGCGCCATCCACCGATGGACTGGCCAACCTCAAGATTGAGATGCTGCGAGGCGAAAAGCAGAAGCGCCGCAAGTCCCTTTTCCTGAGCTGCCGTCAGCTCATCAATCAAGAACGCCTCATCAACCGAGCGATTGAGGTTCGGGTTGACCATCCCCCAGGTTTTCGGGTCTCGCCAACCGTTGTCGTTGGCGACCTCAAACGGCAGCTCGTACAGAACTGGCAGTAGCGAACGCTTCAACGTGCCGTCTCGTACCTGCCTTGCAATGTCCAGTTCTTCCTTGAACACGCCCGATGGCGGTGCCTTGGATTGCGTGGTGATGATCAGCAGGAAGCCATCAGGGCGAGCCGCTAGCGAACCTCTGATTTCGGTCATCAGGTCGGCCGCCTTGGGCTTGAGTGACAGGACATGCAGCTCGTCAATCAGGATGAACGTTGCCTTGCTGCCGGTGATAACGTCTGCCTCGGCGGCCTTGATGACGATAACCGCACCGGAGTTTCGGTGCGTGATCGTCTTCTGGTGGGTCTGCGGGTGAAACAGATCCGTCAGTTTCGGATCGAGCTTGATGATCCCAAGGGCCTGTTTGAACGCGATTTCCGCGATCTTTTTCGTCGGTGCGATCAGCAGCAATTCCGCTTCCGGCCGCATGTTCAAGATTGCTGCCGTCACGATGATGGCGGCGGCAATGGAGCTTTTGCCATTCTTCTTGGGAACCAGCAGGAAGTATTCCCGGATCATCCGGCGCTTGGTCTCGACATTGAACGAGCCAAAAATGACGCGAACCAGATCGAAAACCCATTGGTCGCAGGCCTCGCCATAGGTTGGCGTCCCGATGATGTCAGGAACCCGTAAGCGCTTGAAGATGCGAAGCGCCCGCTCCGCTTCCGCATCGAACAGCGGCAGTCGGGGCACCAAAGACAAGCGATTTACAATCCTTTCCTTCCAGTCAGGACAGGATGTGTTCCACTCAGCCTGGGCGCCCATCAGTTTGGCCTACCGCGAAAGGCAAGGTCGCCGCCCCAGGTATCGTTGTTCTCGGCGTCCTCGGCAGCACGCTGCGCTAGCTCCTTTTTGCCGAGCCGTTCGCTCGGCGCAGCGGCAGGCTCATCTCCACGAAACGCGCGATCCGCAACCATTGCGTCGTTACGTTCAACGAGGCGGTCAAACACTTTGAAGGCGCCAACGTTACCGGACGATATCAATTCCCAGGCCTTCATCATTTGCGCCATGACCATCTGGTCACGGGCAATGGCGCGCTCCAATTTCAGCACCTGAAAATAATTCTTGCGCAAAGTCGGCTGCGAGATGCCCAGCGCGTTAGCGATACGCTCGTTATTCCAACCGAGCGAAAGCAACATCTTGATTTTGTTTATATTTTCAGGCGAGGCCACATGCTCTGGGCGACCGCGCTTTCCGCCGCGCGCCTCAAATGGCATACCGAACAGGTCAAATTCTTGATCCACGAGAAAAAATCTCCGCATGAGAGGGACAGCGGTCCTGCGGCGGAGGCCGTTTTGGACTTCGACCCGCCCCCTGGCCTGCCTCGCCCGATGTCAGGCGATGCCCTTGGCGCGCCGTGCCCGCGCCTCTGCCGTCTTGGCATTGTGATGCTTCTGGCAAAGCAGTTCGATGTTGGACTTGTCGAGTTCGGCTCCGCCGTCCTTGCGCTCGACTATGTGATCGGCAATGACCCTGTCGGCAGAGCCGCACCGCTCGCATTGGCAACCACGCTCACGCTTGACCTGCGCAACGAGCGACCGCCATTCCTTCGACTGATAGAAGCCTTCAGCTTTTTTAGGTGGAGGTGTCAGGCGACTTGGAAGGCTATCCAGTCGCGGCCTCATAGATGTGAGCTTTGCCATATCCTTTAACGACAAAAGCCGCCCGATCCTAAGACCGAGCGGCTTTCAAATAATTCCACGGTTTTCGTGGTTTTCACTTGCAATTCCACGGAAACCGTGGGATAACAGTTTCACCGAAGCAATCAAGCTTCGGTAGGACTGGAGGATACCATGAGCATCAAGCTCACCGTCCAAGTCCGGTTCGGCAAGTGGAGACTGACACTCTCCATCGGCCGTTAAACTGGGGGCCGGAAGGGCTGCAACCCTTCCGGTTCCCAATATAGCAAACCAGGAACATCACTTCAATGACAGCACTCACCCTAGAGCAGTACCGAGAGAAGGCGAACGTTTCACAGTCGGTCATGGCAGAAGCGATGGGAATTCCGCTTAGAACGTACGAGGACATAGCCTCGGGCAAAGCCAAGTATCGCCCCATCCACGTCAGCGCCGCCATATACGCTTCAATCAAACTTGCAGTGCAGAAGCAGGATGGCAACATCATGCCAGCCGGTGTTGCCGATCTTGTGAAAGCTGCTTCTGAATTGCTGACATAGCTCACGCTCTGACCCTGAACCGCTTTGCCTATTGGCTTTGGTTCAGGGCTGGGGCTGACCGGCGTACCGACCTCAGGTCATTCGACCTCGCCTGTTACGGCGTTTTCAGAGGCTCACTTCAGGATCATCAACGCATCCAATGACCGAATGACTCTCACACCTTTTCGCAGAAGGCAATAGGCACTGTGACAGGCACGAGACCACCGAACATTTCGAGCGAGACGACGACATCGCCCTTGCCATCAGATCGGCAAGAGACAACCTCACCCTTCATGCCGACGAACGGTCCATCGAACAGTTGCACACGCTCTCCGCGCCAGAAGCTCTTGCCAGTGTTGCGCTCCCAATCATAGGTGCCATCATCAGCTAAAGCCTTGAAACGCATGACTTCTGCCTCAGTAAGGGGGAGTGGATTGTCAAAGCCGCCGACCAGTGAAATGAAGTGCTCAACCACCCGAAGTCCGGCCAAGACCTGCCCATCCAACGGCAACTTCACCAGCACATAACCGTGAATAACCGGCATCATCTGCCCAGGGATTACCCTATGCCTACGCCTCAGATCCGGCCCCTTGCGCATCGGCACAAGCGCCTGCACACCGAGTTCGCTCAACTGGTTTTCCACAGCCTTTTCGCGGCCCGTCATCACCCGTGCCGCGAACCAGCGCTGGTGCGCCACCACGGCGCTGCGCAGCAACAGTGCGATTCGCGCTTTACGGTCGGCTCTGTCGTTATCGCCGCGCGCCATCACACCAACGGGAACACCGACCACTTCCTTATGCTGCATCATCATTTGTCCCTCGCTCCAACAGTGCGCGCGCCGCGCGTTCGAATTCTTCCAGGCCCTCAGGCCCACCTTTTGGGAAATAGACCACCTTCATCGAGCCAGGGTCTGGCACGAAGGGCAGATGGTTCTGAGCATGCCAGTCACGCCACGCGACCCACATGGTCGAGCCAACAGGCACTGCCTCGCAGAGCGGCTTAAGCGCCTCAAAGTCCTGCTTCACAGTCACGCGCTGGCTACCTACAGCGCTGTGCAGGCGGTTCGCCTCGGGGTAGCCTTCAGCCATGGTCAGGCGCTGCCGCTCCATGCGCTCGAAATCAGCCGGGAAGATCAGCTCGCTATCGTCATCGACCATTAGGCCACGCCGCTCTGCGTAGCTCTGCGCAGCCGATGGCCCGCGCCGGGCGCAAACGTCATAGGCAATCCGCACCTTGTCCCGGATGTCGTCAGGCAGATCCACAGGCCGAGGACCGGCAAGCAAGGCCATCTGCCGTGCGGCAGCCCAAACAGGCCCAAACACGGGAACGGCAATCTTCCCCCCAGGTGCAGCCGGAGTTGCATCCGCAGGCTTGGCAATCGCCTCCAGCTTTTCCCAGCGCTTTTCCGAGAGATAGGCACCAGCCGAGCAGACGAACTTGCGTCCCGACGCCTTGGCGGCCTCGACATAGGCGGCACTCAGCTCCGCCGCCTTGACGCGCTCATCTGCCGAAAGCATGCCCCAGGCCTTCCGGGCCGCAGGCTCGCTGTCGGTCACGAAGGTTGGCCAAGTCGCATACCAACGCTTGAACGCCTGCTCGACAGCTTTGGGGTTTTCCCCTTCCGCGCTTTCGCGCACGCTCTCTCTCAATTGGTAGTTATCAGTATTTGCTATCTGTAAGTCTTTACTAAGTGCCGATTTTACCGGCGACGGCGAATCCGGCGACGGTTTTGCCGTCGCCGGTAAATCCGTCTGCGGTAGAAATGCAACACTTTTACCAACCTCTTGATTGCCTGTAGGAATTACTTCCCGAGGTTCGTCATAGATCACCAATACGGACGCACCGAACTTGCCATCGGCCCGCGTCTGTTCGCGTTCGGCATAACCGGTCTCAACCAGTTCCGCGATCATCTTGCGGGCCTTGTCGCGCCCGCATCCGCCCCGGTTGATGATATCGCCAATCACCACGGTCCAGTTGTCCGGCTTGGACAGCAGGTAGCCAAGCAGCCACCGCGCTTCCATGGAAAGCCTGACATCTTCAAAGACGTGGTTTGGCACCGTCGTGTAGCGGGCATTGCGAACCCCGCGCCGGATTGTGGCTTCCTGGCTCATGCCGCCACCCCGCTCATAGCACGAAGCCGAGCTGCGCAGGCGGAGCCTCTTGCGGCAAGCCGAGCGCTAAGAGTGCTGAACGCATACGCGCCTTCCAGAGGCACAACGCCGTTGCCGAGCAGCCTAAGTCGGTCCACGCGAGCAATGTCCAGCCGGGTGGCCAACCCATCAGCCACTCGACGAAAAGCGGGTTCAAGCTCCGGCGCAGAGGCGAGTGCGGCTCGCCACCCGTCGAAGTCTTGGGGACCAGGCGGAAATAGGTAACTCCCATTTCCTTCCATTTGATGGCTTGGCCCGTCAGCGTGGCCACGGGCTTGGATTTGTCGCCGCGACTGTACTGATAGTTGCCCACCTCGTGCGAACGAGGCGTCATCCACAGTACTGCCACTTCGTTCAGCGGCGCCGCCTTCGTTCCTCGATCGCACAGGCCCGACTGGTTGGCACCCTTCCCGTCCCGCGCCTGTGGCGTTGCCCACAAAGCGACCGCTGTTGATAGACTTTCCTGCGTCCCTCGCTTCGTTTGGTCGCTTCGATCCTGAAACCCGAGCCGCGCCTCGTTCGCCATGACGGTCGGCCACTGCGAGGATGAAGAGCCGTTCGCGCTCGTGTGGCGCGCCAACTTCCGCCGCTGTGAACAATCCTCCCTCAACCGCAAAGCCCAATCTCTGAAAGTCTCGCCAGACACGTTCCGCACCGCCCGAAGACAACATCCCACGGACGTTTTCGATAAGGACGAACCACGCGCCCGACTGGACGATAATGCGCCGCGCGACGGACCAGAGGTCGCGCTCGTCTTCCTGCCCACGCCGCTTTCCGGCAAGGCTGTGAGGCTGGCACGGGATGCCGCCAATGAGGCCATCCACAAGGCCGCGCCATGGTCTGCCGTTGAAGGTTCTGGCATCGCTCCACACAGGCGCTGGAGCCATAAGGCCCGCTTCCATTGCTGATACCAGCGCGCCGCAGGCAAAGCCTTCCCTCTCGACCATGCAGACCGTTCGAGCGTCTGGAACTGCCAGCTCGACCGCGAGATCAAGGCCGCCGCCTCCGGTGCAGAGGCTGATGATGTTGATGGACTGCCGTCCGGCTGGGGGATGTAGAGCCACATTCACGACCGTCCCCCAATCCGCACAATTTCCCGCATGCGCGATTTCTGAAACTCCAGCGCCGCAACAACCGTTGCGGGCAAATCGCCGTCAGCCAGGCGAGGCGCATTGAAAGCCGCTACGTGCGCCGAAAGCGCAGGAAGGCCATCGCCAAACCCCGTTGCCGCGAGCCTGTGACGAACAACCGTTTCCAGCCTCGACAGCACCGCATGCGGCGTTGTCAGCAGCCATAAGGCCCTGTCTGCCTTGGTGTTGCACAGCTCCAGCCGCGTCAGATAAGCAAGATCGTCAACCACGGCCTGCCCCCTTAAGTTTATCGGTAAAAATCGTGCGCCGGCCTGCCGCGTCCGGTTCGGAAACCATCCCCTCGGCAATCAACCGCGCCATGATGGCCGCCGCCTTGGCGTGGCCGAGTTTCAACTCCCGCTTGAAATAATCGACCGAGGCCCGACCCGTGCGCGCCACGAGATCCAAGGCGGCGGCATAGAGAGGATCGATGTCTGAGGGTGCGCAGTCGGCATCAGTCGGGCTGCAAATCTCGTCAATGACGATGACGTGCCCGCTCTTGCCCGATATCCCATCCGTCGCCTTTTGCGCCGCCAGCGCCCGCCACTCGCGTGTGGCAACAACGGCGGCCACATCGATCGCGGAAGCGATACCCTTGCCGGAAATGATCCATTGCCCATCGCCGTGCGGCTCTATCAGGCCATTGAATGCCATGGCGTCGATAAGCGCCTTGGCGACATCCTCACGCACGGCCACATTTCCACGGAACCGACGAAGATCGAACGGCTCCATGTGCTTGATCCAGAGCATCGCCCGCTCGAATTCTTCCTCAACACGCTGGTCTATGGTCTTGACGGGGGTGGTGCGCTTCGGCTCGTCCGGTTCACTCGGAATGCCAACCGGCCCCACATGGCCGCCAGCGCCAGGCGGCAGCGCGGCCACGCCTTCGAACTTCCGCCAGTCAATGCGGATGATTCGAGGATAGCCATCGCCATAGGAGCCATCTTCGTTCTGCTCCCATACGAACCACGCCGTATTCATCTGGCTGCTG